TAATATTCTCCTTCGTGTTTCTCAACCATGTCTAATATATTAGCAAAATGAGCTTTCATTATTGGAGTATTTACAAACGCAAACAGACCACAATTAAATGGATAAATCTTATTTTTAGCAAAGAAGGTATAGTCATCGTAAGTATAGTTCATCAACGAAAAAAACTTCGTTGCATGATACCCATATTCTTTATGTTCGGCAAATGCGTATAGATTCTTAGCATTTACGATTTTAATAAATATCTGGTCAAGTTGTAAGTCTACTAAAATATCCGAATCAATGTACATAATTTTTGAATACTTTGAAATATCGTAGTCAAATATGAGAAGCTTCTTCATAGATGAATCCATTGCGTTAATAGAATTCTTACACTGTTCAACACAAACGTTCTTGAAGCATGCCAGTTTTTCCGTACACTGGGTTAGAAGTGACTCGTCACATATAACTAGTATATCTATGTCATTTTTATTACGAATTGATTCAATTGACATATATAAAAGATCCAAGTATTTTGGATTGAAACCAATGGTGTAATATACTAGATCCACAATATCTGGTTTGGGTGGTGGAAGATTAGCATGATGCTCTATAACTCTAGATATTGTTCTATTATATAGCTTCATTAATAAGTAAGCATTCATATTTTTATATAAAGTTCCCCCATTTGCGATACACGGATTTTCCTGTTCTGAAAGAGGCCCAAAAGTTGGAACAGTATTTTATGTATTCTTGAGCGTTAGTAGAATATGACGATAAAAACAGTTTGGAAAAGTCATATAATTTATCAAACATTTCAGAGTACTTTTGGTCTAAATATTCTGGTGTTATTTCTGAGTAGTCATAAGTGTACAGTATCGGACATCCTTCATATAGTTTTTCGATATGTGGATTGTGTTCAACTATAGGGATACATCCAGCCATTAAAGCTTCATAATGGCGATGACAGTCTTCACCTTTTCCTTCCGGAGAAACTACGAATTTGTATGACGGTAGAGATACAAAGTATTGACTTGGATCTATTTGTATATTCGGAATACCGTTTGCAGAAAGTACAGATACAACTTTTTCGCGAGTCGTTTTTCTTTCTTTGTTTTTTGAATACAGATCAGTCTGTTCTGCGATCGCAAACAAGACAAGTTTATTATGAGGACCTATTTGGGTCTCTTTTCGAGAGTTATTGTGACAAAGGTAATGATAACTCATTCCAATAGGAAAATCTTGTTTTCCATCTTTTCCATCAGTCGTTGATGCTTGGATAATATAATTACGTTTGTCTTTTGGTAAAGTTTGCCAATCACGTAGTGTGAACATTACGCACTTATATTATCACTATACGACCATTTTAACTGTAATAATATACGTAAAAATAGTTTAAACGTAATTAATATGACTACTAAAAATATGGATGGCTCTAATATAAAAGTACTTGCTGTAATTGCAAAATTTAAGGAAGATGTCTCTTGGGTAAAAGAGTTATCTTGTCCATACAAGATTTATGATAAAGACAAAGATATTCCAAATGTTGGAAGAGAGGCGGAAACGTATTTGAGGTATATTATTGAACATTATGATAACTTACCAGATCATGTAGTTTTCTTACAAGGTCATCCGTTTGACCACCTCTGGGAAAAAAATATAAATTATCTAAATAAATGTATTCAGTCAATCAATAATTCTGATGTTACTAGATCATTAAACTACGTAGTACAAGAATCGCACAATATATATACAAGAACTCGCGAATCGTTCAAAGCACTATTTGATAGTCCTCTTTCTGATACAGTTAACGTTTGTTGGGGCGCTCAATATATTGTCCCAAAATCATGTATCCTGAACAGACCAAAGGAGTTCTATGAAGTCATTCGAAAAGTGATGGTCGATGTAAATAATACGCAATACAACAACATGACTAATTGTCTGGTTTGTCCGTGGACTCTTGAACGGATGTGGTTGTACATATTCGATAAAAATATCAAAACTAAAGATGTTAAGTATGAAGACTTACTTTAAGAAAAATATTTTTAACCATTAGGAAACTCAAACACAAATAAAAGTCAATTCAGACGCTTATTTGTGTTTTTTTATTATTATTATTATTTTTTGCATTACGGTTAGCGCTAAGCGTTTTACGCTTAGTTGCTGTACGCGAGGCCACCCATGCCGGACATGACGCGGAGGACGTTGTAGTTGAGCGCGTAGACGCGGACCTGCGCCGTGCGCGTGCCGACAACCGTGTTGAGCGAGACCGTGAGCTGGAGCGTGGCCTTGTCAATGCGCGAGAAGTTGCACGTGCCGCTGGGCTGGTGCTCCTCGGGGCGCAGGGCGAACGAGTAAACGTTGATACCCGTAGACGGCGAGCGGCTGTGGTGCTGGTAAGGCTGGACCTTGTCGAAGTAGGCACCCTCACGCTCCGTGAAGCGGTCCTGGCCGTTGAGCTGCAGCTTGGCAACCTCCACGGGGTTCTTGCCCTCGCAGCGCACGTTCGAGGCAAGGATGACCTTCGCGAGCAGGTAGTTGACGCCCGACTCGAACTCCGCAACACCGCTGACGTCGAACGTTTCGGCACCAATGAGCGAAGACGACTCCGAGGCACCCTGACCCACAGCGGCCGTGATTCCCGTGGAGACCGACGTGAGGGTACCAACAGCGCCCTGGGCGCCCGATACCTGCGCGAGCAGGGACGTGATCATGCCGTCCGTCGAGAAGTCGTCGGAGTAGTTGAAGGGCTGCGCACCGCCAACTGACGCGAGCCAGGCAGCCGTCGAGCAGTCAACGAACGAGTCACGCTGGACGACCCACTGGAGCTCCTTGACGGGGTGGTTAAAGTTCAGCTGGACCTTGTTGGACGACGACGTGATCGACTCAGCACCCGTGTACTGTACCTGCTCGATGAGGTACTCGTGGGACTGCTGGGCGAAGCGGCGGCGCTCCTCCGTGTCGAGGTAGACGTAGTCGACGTAGATCGAGGCGGCGGCCAGCGACTGGGCAACACCCGTGCCGGACGTCGAGGGTACACCTACGGCGGACTCGGCGTAGATGCAGTTCTGCCACGTCTCGAAGTCGACGTTGATGCGCACCTCGTGGTACTGGAGCGCAATGAGCGGGATCGCCACACCAGGGTTGCGGCAGAACCAGAACTGGAGGGGAATGTACAGCGTCTTGGCGGGCGTGCCGGAGCGGGGGACGCAAGAGATCGTCGTCTCTGAGCTGGAGCACGTCGCATCCTGCGCGAGGCCCGTGCCGCGCTTCATCAGCACAAGGTCGTGCGTGTTGCCCAGCATGGAGTCCAGCACGGCGATGTTACCGGCATCCGTCGACAGCTGCGTCCAGATCTGCATCCAGTCACCATACTGGCGGTCAATGCGCTGGCCACCGATCTCCAGCTCGACCTGGTTGATCAGGCGGTGGCCGATGTAGTTGAGCCAGCGGAAGCCCTGGCCCGTACCGGCAGTGCAGTCAACCTGGGGGAGTACTACCTGGATGTACGTCTTGTACATCAGGTCGGCGTTACGGTTGATGACGGCCGTTACGCGCTTGTTGAAGTCCGCCTGTCCGTTGAACGTCACCTCAATGGACTCTACGGCGAAGTTCGTGTGGCGCTTGTACAGAATCTTCCAGAACGTAATCTGGGGGTTGCCCGAGATGTAAATATCCTGCGCGCCATAGCTGACGAGCTGCATCAGACCACCTCCCATTTTGTGTTTATGCTCTACAGCAAGAAAAAAAAATTGTAGAGACAAATGAACGTCCTACTCTGGCCGACCGCGAACCCCATCCTGAACACTTTCTTGCGGTCCATCATCCTCATTCTAGGGATGATATTTGGTTTTGGTCAATCCCTGTATTCAGCATACTGGGGCGCCGTCATTCACGATGCTATTTCTCTCTGGCTCATTAGGCCTTTGGTCTGATAATTGTAAAGATAAACTGCATAGGAATCATCTTGAAATATTTATCCACAATAAACTTCACGTATTTTTCAGAAACAATTCGTCCATTATGTTTTCGAAATTCTTTGATCTCGTCAATTCTCTTGGCATACAAAGCACAGTCCTCAAACCGCACTATACATCCGCGATCGTTATATCCCTCATAATGATCAAAATCCGGAATGCCAATACACCGAAACCCAATTTCAGAAAGAATTTTAAATGGAAATGGTGTGTCTATTTCGACATCAGGTCTCACATACAATACAAACTTATAAGAATTTCCAGATTCAAGCATCATTTGTGTAACTCTCTTCTGGCTTTCTAGTGCGCATAAATGATTCCTGATCATATAGTCAGGCCATTCGCCTCCAGGTGCCCGAGTATCGCCATACTTATCCCATGCTTCTTGATAGAAATAATCGCTGAACGTAATCGAATTCAAAAAATCATCCTGACTTTCCACTTTGTACACTGTCGGTTCCAGCAGCTTATACTCTTCTGGATCCGGAAGAACTGGCGAAACCTCACCCCAAATACGATTAATCTT